TTTTCCGATTAACGCTATTGAAGGTGAAGAAGGACCATTTATGACATATTACAAGGATGATGTGAATTATCCAATCAATCTTAATGGACCATCAAATATTGTAGAAGGAACATATGTATTAGACATCTTACATCCTTCATACAAAGAAGTTCAATCATTATTTAAGCTAGTAAAAGATAAACTTATTAGCTTTTTAGGTAGAAATATTGGGCAAAATGGTCCATTAATTCAAATGATTTCAATTAATAATGCTAGAGATTTATATGAACAAGAATTAGATTACAATCGTTTGAATTTTAATATAGAAGTTAAATACAAGGAGGTATAAAGATGGCTACAGCTGCAATGGGTACCAAATTACAAATTGGTGCAAATAATATTACAGAGCTTAACTCAATTGGTGGAATGGAATTATCAGCAGATACGTTAGAAACTACAAATTTAGATAGTAACGGATGGAAAACATTCATACAAGGTCTAAAAGATGGTGGAGAGGTACAGATTGCTGGAACATTTAACCCAGCAGATACTACTGGGCAAATTGCTATTTATAATGCATTTAACTCAGGAGCTCTAACACCGTTTACAATTTTATTCCCTTCATCTTTGGGAGCAAGTTGGTCATTCAGTGGCATCGTTACAAACGTTAAAACGGATGCACAAAAAGAAGATTTTATTCCATTTGAAGCAACTATCAAAGTTAGTGGACAACCTTCTCTTGGGTTAACTCCATCTGGAGGACTAACAGGTTTAGCATTAACTGGTACAGGTGGAACATTGACTCCTACTTTTAATAATGGTACTTACACTTATTCATTTAGTGGTGTTACTGCAACTTCAGTTACAGTTACTGCTACTGCTGCAAACCATACATTATCACTTTTCATTGATGGTGTGTTCTCACAAGTATTAACAAGTGGATCTCCATCTGCATCAATTCCAATGTCAGCAATCGGTTCTAAAATGTTAACGATTTTAGCAACTGAATCGGGTAAAACGCAAAAAGTTTATGAAGTGGCTGTTGTTAAAACTGCTTAAGACTAGGGATTCCCTAGTCTTTTATTATTTATTAGGAGGAAATCGCAATGAGTGAAAATAGTGTACCAGTAGTAATTAAATTAGATAGACCTCGTGTCCTTCGATTTGGACATAAAGCGTTAAAACAATTGAAAGCAATGACTGGAAAAACGTTATTGCAAATTGATGAAGGAATTGAAAAATTAGATCCAGATGACATTGAAGTTTATATGTATTGTGGACTAATGAGTGATGCAGCTGATTATGGTGAAGTGTTAACTCTGGAAAAAGTTGAGGATATCTTAGATAAGGCCGATTCGTACAAAGACATCCTTGAAAAAATTGGAACTGCTATTGGTAGAACTTTCGGTGCTGATGGTGAAGAAGTAAAAAACTAGATGGCGATAGCGAAGAAGTAAAAGATTATGATTTCGATGAAACTTTGTCTATCGCAATAGATATAGGTATTAGTGTTCAAGATTATGAAAACATGACTCCATTTGAACTAGGGCTTCATGTAAAAGCATTCAATAAGCGATTGGAAACAGAACGCAAGGATAAGCTTACATTAACTTGGTTGAGTGCAGTATGGCAACGAGTAGAAAAGATGCCAAGTCTAGAAGAAGTTATTGGTGAACAACCAATTAAACAGAAAAAAATGTCTTCTGAACATATGCTGAACATGGTTAAAGTAATGAATGCAGCATTTGAAGGGACTACTTACTAAAGGAAGGAGGTAAATCAATGGCTAGTGGATTGAGAAACTTATTGGTCCGTATTGGTGCTGATGCTTCACAAATGAAGACAGAAATGAAAAAAGCTCAAAGCACATTAAGTGGATTCCAAAGTGGAATTAAAGGGATCGTAGGGAAAATAGCAGCAACATTAGCAACAATTGGAGTTGGTTCATTAATTAAGGATGCTACATCTGATGCTATGAAGTTTGAAGCTATGATGGGAACGCTTAGCGAGACACTAGGTTCAAGCATGAATGATTTTGTTAAATGGCAGGATACGGTTGGTAGATCGCTTGGATTTTCAAAATTACAAAGTGCTGAATTAGCTAACACTCTATCTTTAAACTTTAAGGCAATCGCAACAAGTCAACAAGATCTAGTTAATAAAACAACTAAGATGATGGAAACAGCTGCTGTTATTGCTAATAAACGTGGTATGGCTATGAGTGAAGTTTCTGATCGTATTCGTTCAGCAATGAACCAAGAAGCTGATGGTGCTGATGAATTAGGGGTAAACGTTCGAGCTTCTGCTATTATGCAAGGAGAAGCATATAAACAAATGGCAAATGGTACACCGTGGGCGCAACTAAGCTCTAATCAACAAAAGGCAATTCTTTACCAACATATATTAAACTCTGTAAGTCAGAATTACGGGGACACTTTACAGAATAACACTGCTATGAAAATGTCTATGTTTACTGCTGCGTTATTAGATGTTCGACTTGCGTTAGGTCAAGCGTTTCTTCCGGCTCTTAATGCAGTATTGCCTTATTTAACTGCTTTTGCTAATGCAGTTGCAAAGGCATTGGGTGTAGTTGCTGCCTTTATGCAAGCTTTATTTGGACATAAAAAGAAGGTTAAGGACGCAACAAAAACATTTGATACTCAAACAAAGACAACAAATAAGCAAACTGCTTCAGTTGGTAAATTAGGTGATCAGTTTACTAAAACTGGTAAGAAAGTTAAAAAAGCAGTTGATACGATGAAAAGTACTTTAGCTGGTTTTGATGCTTTAAATGTTCTTTCGACTGCAGTTGATAATATTCCAGATCCTTCTACAGGTGGTAGTGGCGGAACTGGTGGGTCTGGTGTTGGAGGGGTTACAGTGCCACCTATAGAAGTTCCGCCAGTTGAAATAAAAGTAGATATGAGCTCATGGAATAGTGCTAAAAAAATCGTTACAGATTTAGCAAATGATTTAAAGGCTTTTGCTAATCCAATCATTAATACTATTTTCAAGCCAGCTATTCAAGGTTTAATGGATGCGCTGAATCCGAAAACCAATCCGAATATGCAAAAATTAATCGATGATGTTGGTAAATTTAAAACTGCCTTCGAAAAGATGGGGAAAAGTATAAAGGATAACAAAACGTTACAAGGTTATGGGAAAGCAGTACATGATCTAATTTATAATATCGCTTATGCGGTTACTGATAAAATGATTAAAGGGATTGACGCGACGGTCGTTTCATTAACTAGTTTTGCGAATGTAATCGATCGTATATTGAAACAGAAAGATTATAAAGGTGTCGGGGAAGTTCTTAAAAAGGCTTTCAATGACGCTTTTACCAAACCAGCTAAAATAGATATTTCAGCTATGTTTGATTTAACTGGTTTAATAATTGATCCTAAAACGTTTTTCGAAAAATTATTAATTAAAGAATCATGGAAAAGCGCAATAGATCTAGTTAAAAAGTCGCAAGGTTACAAAGACTTTAAAAAATTATGGGACGTTGCGGATTGGGGCGTTATCGTTCCTAAGATTAAATGGTCTATTCCGAAATTACCTAAAATTAATGTTCCGTCGTTAAGTATGAAAATTTTATTTCCGTCCGCAAGTTCATTAACTAACGTTGTTACAAGTTTAGCTAAGGCAGTGAAAAAAGCATTAGATAAGTCGGGTATATTTTCTGGAATGGCAAACGCACTGTCTGCTTCTGTAAAAGGAACATTGAATAAATTTATTGATAAAATTAATGGTTTTATCAAAAAGATAAATGATTTTGGGGATAAAATCGATGCGAAGCTTCCTGGTAACCAGATAAAACATATACCTACAATACCTAAGTTAGCAAAAGGCGGTATTACTACCGGTTCAACTATTGCTAATATTGGTGAAGCTGGTCGAGAAGCAGTTTTACCATTAGAGAATAACACAGGTTGGATGAAAGACCTCGCGTCTCAGTTAGCTCATCATATGGGTGGTGGTGGAGGAGATGTAATTATTCAGATTGGTGGTAAAGAACTTGGCCGTATCGCCCTTAATCAGATAATTCAACTTCAAAGACAAACTGGGAAACCGGTATTAAAAATTTAGGAGGTCTAAATTATGGCATTCCTTGAAATTGGTGCAAGCTCAGGTTCGACTGCTGCAGTTAAAACGCCTAGTGAATTTCAAGTCACAATATTAGA